GGTTGAATTCCCAGAAATGAAGCAGATTAGACCTGTAGTCATTGATGAGAATATGAACGTACTGGCAGGACACCAACGCCTGTACGCGCTGCAAGACCTTGATTATGAAGATGTGCTTGTATTGCAGGTTACTGGGCTTACTGAAAAACAAAAACGCGAATTCATGGTAAAAGATAATGTTAGCTCAGGTGACTGGGACACTGATATTATCGCTAACCTCTGGGACTTAGACGAACTAGAGGGCTTTGGGCTACCAGCATTTAAGCTGCCTGGCTCTGGCGGCGGTGCAGGTGGTGACCCTAATACTGATGCTGGCTATAAGAAACATGAGGTAACTTGTCCCGAATGTGGGCATCACTTTATACTTGGCGATAAAGAATAAACCAGGCTTTTTACTATGAACAAAAAAAGTATTCAGCTTGGTGATGAAATTGAAGACGTAACCGCAAAGGCTACGGGTATTGCCATTGGGCGCGTTGAATACTTGGACGGTGCAAAGGCATGGCTGATGCAGCCAGCATATAGTGAAGACGGTACTAGAATACCGATTATTGAGGTACAGGACGCATACGCCAAGCGCGTGGGTGATGGTGTGTTTATTCAGCCTAAGCCAGTTATGGGCTTCCATGCCAGAGAGGTAAAGGGCAATGGCAGCCAAAGCAAAAACTGAAAAGCCTAAGACAACTGAAAAAGTCGTTAAGCCTACCCCTGTTAAAAAGGTTGCTAAGAAAAGTAAGCCAGCTGCTAAGGCAACCAAAAAAAAGGCGAGTAAAAAAGTTGTTCAACCAGTCATTACAGATAAGATGTTTGAAGATTATTTTTTCAAGCTATCGTACACAAAATTTATTGAACTCACAGAAGCATGGAATGAAGACAAGCTAAAGCTTAGGCTGCAGAAGCAAACCACCTATGACGGCTGGCTTAACTATTTCAAAACGCTATCTGTAAACCAACTCAAATTGCTATCAAGCACTGGGCTAGACATTCTACCTGCTGAGGCATACGCAGCGCTATCATTCTGGCGCGACATTATGACCAACCCTAGCCGTATCAAAAACATTCACAAGGCAGGGCTTACGGGCGGTGAGACGGGCAAAGAAAAAAGCATTACTGAACTGGCTGAGGCGAATGATCGCTATGGCGTGCTTAAGGCTATACGTAACCAGCTGGCTAATAGAATGCAGAACAACCCAGGCAACCGTGATACCGCTGATCTATCCAAACAACTTACAGAAGTCATGACGCAAATTGCTGATTATGAGCGCCGCCTAGCACCAGATAAAAAGACCGTGCTGGGTGAGCTGCTTGCTGATATGCCAAAGGGCAGTGAAGTTAAAGACAAACGCCCGTCACGCAATGGCGGTGGGCATAGGCAGGGCAGTTTTGCATCAAGGGTAACAATTAAAGATTTAGAGGGTAAAAAATAATGGCACGCAGATATGGTAACCAAACGCCCCGTATAGACCAATTCAATGATGGTGATATTTGGCTGGCTGACAAGACTATTCAGCTGCTAGAGCATTACGGCGTGAAGCTGCTTATATGGCAAAAGGCTATCATCTACCGCTGGCTTGCGGTCACATGGAATGATGAAGAGCAAAAATGGTATTGGTCCAACCCAAAGGCTGGGCTGCTTGTGCCGCGCCAAAACGGTAAAACTGAAATTATCATTGCCCGTATTATTGGCGGCATGATCTTTATGGACGAAGCGCTAATTTACACCGCCCACAGTGACAAAACAGTTGATGAAGTGAAGCGCCGCGTACAAAACTTTTTCTACCAGGCAGAAGAGGAAATACGCGACTTGCTAACGGCTGAGTTTGATAAAGAGCCAAAGAGCCTAGACTACATTGAATTGCGTACTAAGGGGCGCTGTGTATTTCGTACCCGTACCCGTACTGGTGGGCTTGGTACTACCAATGACACCCTTATTCTTGATGAGGCACAGGAAGAGACGGACGCGCAGCAAGAAGCTTTGCTGCCAACCATTTCAGCAGGTAAGAGCCAAAACCAGCAAATATTGCGCGCAGGTACACCACCAAGCGGCGGCGGCTCTGGTACTGTGTTTATCCGTATTAGGCAAAACGTGCTTGAGGGTAAAGATCATGAGACCTGTTGGCAAGAATGGTCAGTTGAATTACTTACAGACCCAAGTGATGAAGATGCTTGGTACTTTACTAACCCATCACTTGGCTACCACCTTATGCTGGCGGCGGTCCGTAACGAAGCCAAAGACATGGCAGTTGATAGCTTCAACAAAATGCGCCTTGGTTGGATAGCAGGCATTGAAAGCAAGCGTGCCATTAGTGATGCAATGTGGAATAGGCTAAAAGTTGATAGCGTCACCCTAGAAGAGGGCTACAAGCGCGTGTACGCAATTAAGTTTGCACCAGACGGCAGCGCGGTGAGCCTAGGCGTTGGCGTATACATGCCCAATGATATGGTCCATGTTGAAATAATTGAGCGTAAGCCAATGAGCGCAGGCACATCATGGATAGTGAACTGGCTGTTTGATCGTAAGCATTTGCGTTGGCGCAAGGCTGGCAAGATCATTATTGATGGCGCAAGTGGCACGCAGCTGCTTGTAGAAGAGCTTGTACGCACCGATAAGCGAATAAGCAAGCGAATACTCACACCCAATGTAAAAGAAGCTGCAGCGGCTTACAGTGCGTTCCAGACGGCTATTGAGCAGCGCACACTAACCCACTACAACCAACCTGCATTGAATGGCAGCATTAAGACCGCCAAGAAGCGCAGCATAGGCAAGGACGGCATGTATGGCTATGCCAGCCTTAACCCAGACATTCAAATTGACCCAACTGAGTGCGCGGCATTTTGTGCTTATGGCGCGGTCCGTTTCAAAAATGCAAAAACTACAGGTGGTTCTGCACAAAAGGTGATGATATAATTACGCCAGGCTCATAGATCGTAAGACAGTCTATGCGGCTCAGAACTCCAATTCGGCATATAAGACCACCCAGAAAGCGCAAGCTGCAGGGTGGTTTTGCTTTGCGGTATAATGTGCTTATGGAAAATGAACCCGATACAGAAAACGTAGTGTACATAGATGAATACCCAGAACTGGCAAAGCGTGTGTGGCTACGCAGGCTGGCGCAGCAGCGGCTTGTTGGCACTAAGGCAGTATGTGAGGTCTTTGTACTTCCAACCCCACCAGACGGCGCAGCGTAACACTATACAGGTATTGACAAATGTGGCGTTGTATGCTAATATGTAAGTATGATTAACACAATCAAAAACAAATACAATACATTCATTCCTGGCGAATTCTTACCGATCTACATAGACGGCAAACTAGCTAACCGTAACGCGTTTCATGCCTACAAGCTTAAAAAGGTAGCGGTCCGCGCGGCTCTAAACGCTGACCACGCGTTTCAAATTCTTCTTGACCGTGCCTACGCTAAATAGTCTGACCCCTGTTAAACAAGTCTTTTTATACACTATATAGAAATTTCTTTTAGAAATAATCTATACACTATATAGATACCCAGTAATGAAATGGTTAGTTTTGCACAGCTTTTGCCCAGAAATGTGGCACTTATTCACAAGCGACTTGGCAACTAAATGCAGTTGGTGGTATATTGATATTCAGACAAACGAATTGGAGGGTACTTATGTCTTACAAGTTAGGTAGCAAGCGTCAAGAGACCATGCTAAAACGGGTTGGGGAAGCAGCACAGCTGATTGATAACAAGGCATTTTTGCCATTTTACAGAGGTGTGCAGCTCAAACTTGAAAAAGATGGTAAGGCTGACGAATGGGGCAAAATGATTGCTGCAGCGATGGCTGAGGGCATTGAAAACCCAGCACGCTATTTTGCAAAATTATGCAAAATGGTCAAAGACGGCACGTATAAATTCACTACTAAGGTTAAAGAAGTTGCTGGCGAATTCAAGCTATACGTCCATGACAAGCTAATAAAATTTCAGTTTGGTAAATTTCACAAGTATTGGGTGCATAAAGCGCAGCAATTCATCAATGTAAATGGGCAGGCAGGCTTTGAAGAGCTGCTTGAATATGCCGCGCGCAAGGGCATTAACCAAAAGCAGATGGCTGCCGCGCTCAAAAACTGCAAACCACCACAAAAATACTACCGCGAAAACATACTTGGGGGCGCACAGTAATGGCTTCTGTAAAGGTTGAAGTTAAAGACCAAGACCGTAAGACCCTGCTTGAGCTGGTAAAAGCAGAGCGCCGTAATGTCCGCATTGATACTAAAAACCCAGTCACCACTGCCGCCCAGCGCCGTGCGGTTGAATTCTACCAAGATCATCTGTTTAAGTTGCATAAGCGGCTTGACCCGAATGATAAGTACGTAAGTAAATATATTTAAGGAGTAAAACCCATGTCACCATCAGTACCAACACTAAGCAAACGAACAACAAATATACTCATTGGGGTAGCGGTAGCTATTGTGCTTTTCGTTACGATCTTGATTACATTTGCCAGTGCCAATAATACGGCGGTCCGCCAAGAAGAGACCATTAACACCAGCCAAAGCAATATCAGCAAAGAAGAGCAACGCCGCGTAGACCTGTTCAATAACCTAGTTGATGCGGTCCAGTCTGCCACCACATTTGAGCAGGCAACCCAAACTAAGATTGCTGAGGCACGCAGCCAGGGTAATAGCGGCAATGTAGATCAAGCCATGCTTACTATCCAAGCCGTTGCTGAGGCATACCCACAGATTAAAAGCATTGACCTGTACAAACAAACGATGCTTGAATTTAGCATTACAGAAAACCGCCTGGCTTCTTACCGTGAGCAATATAACGCAGATGTAAAAGAGTACAGCCAAACGGTCCGTTCATTCCCACGCAGCATGATCTTGAGCATCATGGGTTACGACATTAAAGACTACAAGTACCTAGATTTCAAAGTAAATAACGCGGAAGCGCGCAACCTATTTAACTAGCCATGAACGATTATAAGCGCGTCTTGCTGGTGGTCCTGGGTGCAATACTACTATTCCCCATTGGCTTTGCTGCTAAGGGTGCAATAGATGCTGGCGGCGAAAAAAACGCCCGTATGTACAACACTGCTATACAGGCTACTGAGCAAGACCGCTTTAATTACGCTATTGATAGTCACCAGGGCAGGCTGCTGGGCAGTGGGCGTTTCACCCCTACCCAGCTTGTTAGCTTCCCAGAAATGAATAAGCAATATGCCTGGGTGGAAAAGACCAAAGAAGAGTACACCCGTCATGAGCGCGAAGACTGCACTACAGACAGTGACGGCAATGAAAGTTGCCATACGGTTGTTTACTATTCATGGGACTATGCAGGGTCAGATAAATTGCAAACGCCAGCCTATAAGCTGCATGCGCGTGAGTACCCAGCCAGCCTTTTTAACGATGCTGTATTTGCCCAAAGTAAAGACTGCAGCGAATTTATGGCGCAAGGCAGTGATGGCGGTTGGTTTAGCG